GGTTTTATATTTGAAGAACTTATATGGAAATTTGGGTATGTAAATAATATTTCTACAGCGTCATCTTTTTCTCTCAATACTACTTGGGCACCATCATCAATCGATGATGGGGATGATATTATGAGCGTATTCGCCGTAGCGTCAACTTTTTTTATCGACACCTTATAGCCTACACCAGTGGTAGGCGTAAGCGTAGGTAGTGTGACTGTAACACTGCCGCTTGAACAATCAACTAGTACAATGTGTCCATGACTTGATACCGTTAGGGCAGTTGATGTGGACAACCTAGTTAAATTACTATCGGCAAAGTTGGCATTGATAACGCTTAGACTTCCGGTGGGGGTTATTCTGTATTGAACATGAGTGGTTGTATCTATCCAGGTGTTGTATGGTTGAGTATAAGTGGGCGCAGAAACGCCACTGTTATTTGTAAATAAAGAATCTAATGAAGATAGGACTTTATCTATGCTAGTTTGTAAATTTGTTCCGCCGCTTGCTTGTGTCGTAGTTGATACCGTATTCGCTGTGTAATCGTTTGACATAAATATATTACCTTTTTAATAGCCTGTTATTTGAACGTTTATTGCCGTATTTGGTGCTACTACTCCTGAAATAGTATCTAGTGTGGTTATTATAGCTTGTGTTGTACTTGCCGACACTAATCTACATATGGAATTTGAGGTCAAAGCCTCAGGAGTAGCAACTACTGAAGGTACTTGTGTGTATTTATCTTTGAAAGTTATTGTCACAAGCCCAGTTCCGTCAGTAGTTGCCCTATCTGTTTCAGTTGTACTTGGAATGTCATATTGCACTAAAAAACTATCAACAAACATGTCGTATGCAGGTGCTAAAGCTTCTAATGTTATTTTGTATTGAAAATATCTAGCCGAATATTGTCCAGGTACCAATTCAGTATAATCTGTAAACGTTGTGTTATCTTGAGAGTTTCGCATAAATACTTTCATTGAACTGACTTCTGTTTTGCCCGTCCAATACCAATCGTTCATATCTGTCCAATATAAATCGCCGATGTCTGTCCAATATATGCCGTTATCATTAAAAGTTTTAGAAGCTTCTGCTTTAACATACACATTTAAAACTTCCCCTAAATCTTTCACTGGCGTTTCATAACTACCCAATAGTCCTATGGTGGGTGAAGATACCCACGGTGTAGTCAATGTGTTCCATTGCTGTGTGACTGTATTCCAAGTGTCGTAATTAAATGATTGTAACTCCAACCTATTGCCAGCAGAACTTGTAAAATCAAAACTTTCAGCATTGCTGAATATAAAAGGCACAGAGTCACTATAATTAAACGACTCTGTTTCTACTACAAAATTACTTAAAGTTCCCAATGGAAATCCATCTGACGCGTAATTATCAGCTACGCCCAAAGTATTTGTATTACCAGAAAATGCTAAAGCGCTAGTCGCTGTTGTTGATTCTATACCGGCAATTGAGATAGCTTTAATTAAAAACGTTCCGCCAGTGTTTAAAGTGTATGTATACGAATTGTTTAACGTTGTAAATATAGTTAGTGCCTCAGACCAAGTAGAGCCTTGCCGTATTTCATAATAAGCAATTAACCCGTATTCATCTATAGGAACTTCTTTCCACGTAAATATTAGTGCAACGCCAGATCGATGAATAACAAATGTTTGAACTTGCGCTGGTATTACATCGCTAGTGCTAATTCTAAATTTATTTTCTATAAATGTTGATTTTCTATTTAATAAATCCGACGATCTAACCCTTATATCATAAACCCCATCTGAATCAATAATTGCAATTGAATTATCATCAGTGGTTTTCATTGCTGAAAATTCCGAACTATCGATACGATACTGGTATTCGTAATGTGTGGCTTGATTAACCTTACTCCAAGAAAATGAGGTATTATTTAAAACCGATTTGCCATTTTTAAATAAAGTCCTATTTGAAACAAGCAAATTTGTAGGTGATTTTACATCGGGTAGCTTTTGATCAGGCGAGATGTCTATCGGATTGTTGGTATATATTAAATCGTATTTTGAAGCATCGTACTTGTTGGCGGTTATATCATATTTGTTAGAATCATTTTCTTTTATATCAACAACTCTATATAGCTCTCCTGCAGAATCGGTGCTATTTGATATACCGTATATTGCGTAAGGATTTGCTTTAAACCCCTTACTGTCCACCACAGTTATTGTGTTTATTGATCCTATATTAGAAGGGTCAATTGTAAGTTTTTGAACTATACCATTCTGATCTAATATGCTTATAAAATAAGTTACACCCGCTAATAAAGTGACATCTCTATCTAAAACTATAATAAGATCAGTCATAGATACTAGCCTACCACCAGATATTGAATTGGGCATATTATTATCGTATATCTCAATTACCTCACCTACATTTATGCTAGAATGATCTAATCCAGCCGTGTATGTCACTGTTTCTGAGTTTAATACATCGCTTAATAGTTGATATTTACCTAATCTATGCGCCTGAGATCGACTAGTACAGCCGAATGCGTATAACTCTTTTTTTACTTCCACGCCAACTTCATTTAAAAGCTTGTTGTTATATACTGTCTCAGTCGTTAAAGAATAATTATTTAATGGTTCATTATAAGATACAATTACTGTATTAGACTGTCTATCCAACTCTATAGATGAATAATTAAAGCCTTCCTCTAATACATTGGCGTTTGTAACTATAGCTATTGCTTCGCTGGGGGAATCTTGAGTTAACTTTATTACTCCACCAAAATAATATAATACTGATAGGAAGTTATTTTGCATTTTTTTAAATATTGTAAGTGCTTGTTCTCTGTCAGTTATAGCGATATTAAACGTAAATCTTGGTTCCAAATTACCGCCTAAACCTGGAACTAAATCGTCGCAGTATTGAGCTAGCGTGTACAATTCGAACTTATCTATTTGCTCTACATCTATGCTGTCCCCTGCACCGTAACGTTTGTTAGTCATCAAATCCAACATGCACCAAACGGGATTATTTGTGTACGCTGTTGTAAAAACACCATTCCAAATACCTATATATTTTCTAGTGAGAGGATTATAATTCTCAGGTATCTTTATCGCGTTTATACCTTTTATGTGATAAGCCCTGTCTGGTAACTGTGTGCCGAATTGTGCAGCTTCAAACATTAAAGCCGCACCTGCTCTATTTGCATAGTTCATAGCGTAATCAATGATATTTGTGTATGATGCTATGTAAGTATCGTTTTGTAATTTTCCGGGGTTGGAACTATCGGCTGTTACACGGTCTATGACCATAGTTACTTCTTTTTCGTACGGTAAAATATTGAATAAAAATGATTTTTCAATAGAACTAGTGGCAATACCAGAAATTGTCTTTTTGGCAATAACGTTACCGTTTATAGAAAACTGTAACGCGACTGATGTTCCGTTTACATTACCGTTGTTATCAATTGATGCCAATGAAGGTAGCCTTATTATAATATTCACTGACGTTATTTGATCATCTGCTATTGTTATAGTGTGTGGAATCGCCTTTTTTATTTGTGCATTAACACTGATAGTTGAACCACTTTTTTGAAACATCGGTGGGAAGCGTTGATCTTCAGTCCCAAGCATCTGATATACTTGTACACCTTTAAAATTAAGATTGCCACCTTCATCTGCCAGTGGCGTTCCATTTAATAATATAGACCCTACCGGATTTGCAATATTTACTGGGCCTTCAATTGGCCCTTCCGATATTATATCAATAAACTTGGCATAAGTGTCAGTGTGCATTACATCGCCGTTTATGTGACCACCAGGAGAACCTCCTCCCCCTCCTCCTTTACCTAACAACCCTCTCAATAACTGCGGTTGTGCCCCTTCTTCTATGCTATCTTCAACTTTTACTTTATATTGCACATTCCCTTGAGACTGTGGTTGTAATTGATTACCTGCAGGGAGTTTGGTTTGTATTTGATTCTTACTCATATTTTACTACCATCAACTGCTATGAAACCACTGGCTACTAATGAACCTACCACCATCTCGCCGTATACAATTGGTATTGCCACACCTTCTTTTGACACGTTTCTAGCCCCATTGAAAATATTACTTTGTGTGCCACTATCACTTTTGTCATAATCTGCGGGTGTCATAAAATGCGCCATGATAACATTTGATAAAATGCCAATGCCAGCCAATATCAAAGGGTTACCCAATGTTCCAAAACTAAAATAATCTAAAACAACACCGGCGGCTATTAACAAAACTCCTTCTGCACTTTTAATAAAATCGCCTTTATCACCTCTAGTTAGTGGGATAATGTCCATCTTATTAAACCCGTAACTTGCGGCGGTTAAATCATTTAACTCTAGTTGCTTGCCATCAGCCACAACAATATAATCATATGCTCGCAAATCTTTCTTAAACTCTATAAAGTTAGCGTTTAACGCTCTAAAAACTTCACCTACAGATTTAACATGAAATGATAAGTTTCTTTGATATTTTTCTGCCAATGTCCCGTGTAGTGTTATTTGCTTTAGCACGTCTCATCCCTCGTTCAATTCTACTAGCATATTTTCCAAGATTTTCTTCCACACTCAATTTACCTTCTAAGTGGTGGATCACTCTGCCGTTACCTGTGTATATAGCGCCGTGATTTATACACTTACTTCGACCTAGCTTCATTGCTAGTATATCACCTATTTGCAATTCTGTTGTAATGTCAAACTCTTCCATTCCCAATCTTTCAAATTGGGTTAAATATAAACTATCGGCTCTTTCTGTAGTTTCCCACCACCCATAATCACTATATACCAAGGGTAAATCTATATTAAATGTTGTAAAATAAAAATCCCTTATAAGCGTAAAGCAATCAAATACGTTATAATAATATCGCCTACCTTTTAGAGTATTATATATAATATCCTTCCCATATAATACAACATCGGAACATAACTTATTGTCTAGATGGGATAAGAATACAATAGACCCTGGCACGTTCCAAGCCTCACAAGTGTTTATATCTGATAAAGTCACAGCTGGGGTACTTGATTCGACATGAGAATGAAAAATAGAAAATAGATACTGAGAATGCTTTATCATCACAGAGTTATCTATGGCGAAATGATTTATTTTGTCTTTTGCTGTATTTTCACATTCAACAAACGTTAACTCATCAAATTCTTTTACAATTAAACCGCAAGATTCTTCTGGATATTTTGATTTAGCATATTCTTGTATTTCAAAATTTAAATCTTCAGTTATCATCATAAATTTACTTATTATAATATTATATTACCATTATAACATACTTTTAACTTATTTTTAAGTTCTTCAATTTCGATTCTATATTTTCTTGCCACACTTTCTTTTTTTTAACCCTATGCTTAATTCTAACCATAGTTCCATTTTTGCCAATTGTTTTTCTATTTCATACTTTGTCATTTATTTTTTTATAATCCTATTTAGTTGTTATGTTTTTAAAATATGCGGTTTATGATGTAAACTATTTACTTTATTTAAAATCTTGGTATTAACGGAAAGAAAGCCCCCTGAACGTCAGCAGTCTTGTCAACAGCCTGAAAGCGTTTGACGCAATCATCTAACCTTTTACCACATTGATCATTTTTTTTACTTGTCACATTGCCTAACTCGTCAAAAAAAGCATCCCCTGTGTATGGACAAGTTCCTTGTACGAATACATCATTAACGAGTCTACGATATCTAAAGGCACAAGACCTAGTAAACTGACCTCTAGGTATCATTACTGTCTCTAAATCTAAAGGGTTTTTCATTTCCCATTGAATAACGTTCTTATTATGCTTTGTTTTTTTATTTAAAATCCATCTATCCTTACTAATAAAAGCACCCAAACCGCCTTTATCCTTGTCATCTAAATACTTATAAAAAACTTTATATCTAGTTAAAGTAGCACCCAACAAACTGTTAAAAGATTTTAAAGTTTGGTTATAAGTGCCACCTATGTTAGAAACCTGTAATGTAGGTCTTGGCATTGTCCCTGACGAATTTATTTCAAATCCTTCTGATTTTATAGGCGCAGCTGTATATTCATTTCCATTATATTTTAATTTACTCATATCATTATCTAATTGGTTTGCTAGATACAATATTGTTGTCGTATTATCAGGTGTCAATTTAGTTAAATCTAAATCATGCAAAGTAATTACCGCGTCAGTTTGTAAAGGCGTTATATCTTCTGTAATATTCATATCGTACCCTTATTAAAAGCCATAAGCAGTTTTAAACTTTATGGTAACATTACTTGTTGTAACTGCATTTCTTTCTGTTTTTAATGAGTCTTTAACATACCTGACTGTTTCAGGCATTAACGTATCTGGGTTATTCCATATAAAAGCTTTAACCGCAGTTTGGTTGTCTATGAAGGTTTTTACAACTACAGTGCTAGCTAAACTCAATATATCCCAATTTAACTCATACATAGTTTCTTTTACATTTACACCATCATTTGATAGTTGCTCATAGCCGTCACCAAAAGCGGCAGTTAAAGTTCTGTAATCAAAAGTCTCAGTTATCTTACTAGGGTTTACTATTGTTGTTGGGAAAGTGTCCATTAATTAACCTCTATGCAATAAACCGCCCACACGCGATTCTTTTATTAATTTTTCGGTTATTTTCGCATTTACTAACTTAGATATGTCAGTGGCTTGCTCACTTTGACTCTTAGCGTTATTTGAAGAACCAGACCCGCCATTGTCACTTGTTATGTTTGTATTAACTACCATCTGCACTGGCACATTTGATCGGTTGAATGAGGAACTTAAGGGTATAGCTGCGTCATTTGCAGCCTGTAACGATAATCCTCTTGTTCCAGATAACAAATTTCCGCCAGCACTACTTGCGACTGCGCCACTAGCAGAACTTGCAACAGAACCACCCACAGAGCCAAAAAGCCCACTAAATAAACTGCCTAAACCTTTTATTGCGTTTAAAGCTTCTGCTTCTATGCCCATTCTTATCATGTCAGATATTATTGAAGAAGCCATCTGTTTAAACGCCTGACTCGCAGTTAAAGTTCCTGTGACAAGTCCAGACATGCTATCAGCGAAACTAGACGCTAAATCATTAGATAAATTGTTTAATGATTTATATAAATTTATCATGCTTTTATCTTTTGCTATTGTATTTAAAGACTTTTGCGAAGCTTCAACTTTATTTCCATTACTGGCAGCGGTATTCATTTCTGCAGCTGCCATAGCTATGTCATCTTTTAATTTTTGATAGGATGAACCTAAATTAATAATATCAGTATTTGAATCAGATATTTCCGAAGAAGTTCTAATGAACTCTTTTATTTGTTGATTAGCTTCGTTAATGCCAGCCAGTTTAAAAGTTTGTCCAGACGTTAATGAAGCATCACTTTTAATTTTTTGCATCATAGGGCTAATACCTAACAATTGCTGTCGAACAGTTTCTAACTGTTTAAGATAAGTCACATAATTATTAGATGTTTCAGCCACTGTTTCTTTCTGACCTTTCATCACAGATAATGATTTTTTAGACGTATCAGCAATTGCCAATGCTGATACTGCAACCCTGTTTAACTCAGAGTCCAGCTGCTTATTTATGCTTATTTCTTTTGTTGTGTTTTCAACTGCCTGTACTGTACTATCTATCTTGCCTTTATTAGAAATAGATTTGAAAACATCAGAATCAGTCCCCAATAATGGTTCTGTTTTTTTCAATGTACCATCACCTAAACCGAATTGAGTGTTATTTGCTCTATCAGCTATATGCAAAAAACTCTGCAACTCTTTTTTTGCAGGGATTATTCCAGAAACAAACTTGGAAAAATCCATTTCCCTAATGGACTCTGAAAAATTCTTTACTGTTTGTTCTCCACTTTTTAAACTTTTAAATAACCCACTTATACCATCCATAACCCCTGTTAAACTGTCTGCAAAGCTATTAACTCCTGTGCTTTCTTGCAGTAAAGAATCCATAGACCCAACTAACTTATCAAAAGAGTTACTTAATCTAACAACCCCTTGGGCGTTTGTTCTTTGCATACTACTTTGCATGTTATCTAATTCAGGTGCTATGTCTAACAAGGCCTCAAAAAATTGCCTACTGGATATTTTACCCTCAAGCATTTGTGCCCGCATCGTTTCAGTTCCACCTGAAGCATCAAGAAAAAACTTTTTAAGTTTACTACCCAATGCTGGGAAATCTGTAATCACTGAATTGTACTCTTGAGCTTGCAAAGTACCCTTTTCAAATACTTGCCCCAACTGTATTATTCCTCCCCTGGCTTGTTGTGCGGTGGTTCCAGATTGAGATATACCTTCAGTTATAGCTTGAGTCACAGCCAATAAGTCTTTTTGTGAAGCGCCAAGTTCACCCATATTCAAAGCTAATGCTCTATAAGTATCAGAAGTACCTTCCAAACTTGTGCTAGTTCTTTGTGCTATTGCAAATAACTTATCTTGCACATCTATTAAATTTGTACCTGCTTCACTAGAAGCTTTAATTGTGTTGGCATATGTTGTCCATCCATCAGCTGCTTTAAGTATCTCTACAGTACCCAAACCTATGCCTAAAAACCCAAGACTTGATTTTAATAAACCTAACGAATTAGAGGCGACTTTGCTCTTATCGCCCATATCTTTTATTTGTTTACTAGTATTACTCGCACCTTTAGTCTGCAAATCTATAAAAACGCTGTAGCTAGTTGCCATTTTCTAAATCCTCTTTTTTAAAATCAAACTTAGTATGGGCTAATGCTATTTTGTACACGCCGATAGGCGCTTGCTTAGAGCCACCATTTTCTAAATTTTCTGAATAGTCTAAATTATTTTGTATAAAAATACGGTTATCTCTTGTAGATTTATAAGACTTGACCTTATTTGTAGCTAAGTTTATAACCTCTCCTGGACCTTTAACCTGTGACTCATCATTAGACTTTTGATTTATAGATACATGATGATTCGACCGGTATAGAGTTGTGTCTATTGGAGACAAGTCTGTGATTGATGCCACATTTTCTACAACATAATTTTTTACTGATTTATCAAAAGCTTTTATGATATTTAATGATAGTTTGTCCATCGCATTTGGAAGCTGTGAAATAGATATATTTATGTTAGGCATGGGTGTTGCCTGTAGTTACCACGGCTCTTGCTTTTTGTTCTGATAAATATTTATCGTATACAAGTTCAAGTTTTCGGATACAATTTAAATATATATTGAACTCGTCCATATCTTTTAAGCCTTGAATTTGAAAATATATATAAATATCATTATATGTTATTCTACCACTATATGATATTGCAGGATATAATTCATAAAAAGCTTTTATTATAAAATCAATAAAACTTTTATCAACTAGTTCTAAAGTGTGTAAGTTAATTTCTGCTTGTACGCCTTTAGCTTTCAAATGGTTTTTTATTATCGTATCTCTTTCTTTATACAATTTGCTTTCAAATTCAGTTGATACAAGCTCTATTACTTTTTTTCAAAATCCTCAGAAAAGTTATTTGTATTTTGACAAACAGCATACAATTCATGCACAAGGTCTGGCAATTTAGTAAGTAACTCTTTTGCTTTATGCTTTGTGAATGTTATTTGTTTGCTATTGTCATCAACTAACCCAGACCATCCTATTAACAATGACTCTACCATTACATCCAAATTTATGTTTTTAGTAGCGTTAAATAATTGCTCTTGATTTGCATCATCATCAATAATAGCGGTAACCTGGTGTTTCATTGACGATCTAGCTAAACATAAAACAAATTCTTTATTTGCTCTACCAGCATATTTTAATGTAAAAGTTACCCCATGCACCATGTATTTGAAAGTTTTATCTCCCGAATCTGAGTCCATGTAAAATTTTGATAAGTTTGTTTGCATTAGTAATTTACCTCTTACTGTATTTATATTCCATTAATAAAAGCGGCAGCAGTTGGAATAGAACTGTTTTCGGCGACGTTGTGCCTAGGCACTAATTCTTTAGTAAGTGCTAATCTTACTCCAAGCCAGTGTGTACAATTTCACTGGGTCTTTTAAAGCTTGAAAACCATATGTGGCTGTCACATCTGCATTTACCCCAGAAACCTCTGGTGCACCGCTTGATATTTTAACTCTTGGCATATCAGCAATCATATAGCGCTTACCCAGCACATACCTGACATCTAAATTTGTGTCAACGTTCGAATTCAATAACGACAAAATGCTTGTATCTTGAAAGTAGGTATCGATAGAGCCCGTTACGTCAAATTGCCCAGAGCCTGTTCCGGCAAAAGCCAAACAGCCGATTGCGTTTTGCCCTCTAAGATTATTTTTAATTGACATGTCCACTTTGGTAGCTAGATTGATCCCAGAACTGTCTGCAGAACACGATATGTCCGTACCGTTCAATCTTATAGAGTTTATATTAGTGACAGTATTAAACGGCGTTGTAGAAAAAGCATCCACATCTGTTGCACCCGCTTCTCTTGCAGCGCCCACAGAAGAACTTAGCCCCATAAATGAAAATGAACCAGTCACAACCGCTTGTTTATCATTAGTAAGGTTTGTTTCATCTATTCCCATGCCTCTAAAATACTCGAAATCGACAGGACTATGGTCTAGGTAACTTCTTTCAATTGTAAAACTAAAATCAGACACGCCGTTATTTAAAAACCCATCATAAAATATAGCTATTTTTTTAGACCCGGCGTTTGCATCTGCTGTCCAACCTGTTGGGACAACATTCAGAGTCAGTAAGTTGGTATCTATTGATAATATTCTAATGAAACCGTTATCTGCAGTTGTATCAAAACCATCAGTGGCACCATTTGTCACACTGCCTATTTTTACCCATTGGCCCACATTTAGCCCTAATGTTGTCATATCTGTAGTAGCACTAGCAAGAGTTGTTGGCCCAGCACCAGCAGATAGCACATCTTGGAATTCATAACCACAAGAGTATACTCTTGAAATGCTAGTAGTAGTTAAACTCTCAACGGCTTTACCATTTAATACCGTAAAGTTAACTGCTGGTAACGCTGTGCTTGTAACTTGAACTATAGCCCCACTAAAATCAGCTCCGACACCATCGACAAATAGGATAGTATTATCTAAAAATGGTGCGGCAACAATACTTGCATCTAAATCAATACTACCGGTCGTGCCTGTTATTTTAGTTATGCTTGCAAATAATAAAGTGGTACCTGAATCATTTCGTACAATGTTGCGACTCCAACTATTCGCCATAGTACCTTCTAGCAAATCGTCATATGAGTCTATTGAAAACTCAATATTTGCACCACCTTGAGACTCAGCGCCGGTCAGATATAAATCAGATATTTGGCGATCTGCAATAATTTCTTTTGATGCCTCAGTTTTATACTCAAATTTTAAATCGGTAGAGCCTGTATATCTCATTTTAGCAAAAACAGGACTTGTAGGAGTTGTTCCTTTTGTCACTTCTTTTACAGTAGATAACCTAACCCTGTTCGTATCCGCATTAATTGCCATTGTTACAACTCCTAATTGTTTTATAAAATTATTATATACTATTAACTTCTTATTGTATCATAATAGTAGTTTACACTTATATTCGTTTGGTAATATACACCATTTGTATCTTGAGTTATGCCACTAAAATTTATTTCAGAATCACGCAATACAATATTGTCTGTAACATTGACTTCACTAAGTATCTCATTAACTCTTGTTATGTATAAATCGTTATTAAAAACAGAATTATTAGATATTGAAAATATCTGAACAAATATGACCCCAGTGTTTCGAAAGTTGCAATTTCCGATGCTGTTTACAGTCGCTCTTGTTGGGCGTAATGATATACGTATAAAGTCGTTTGTATAATCTATATCTTCGCCAAGATTGTTCCTGTCTAAATTATCGTAAGTTATAGGCGTTAACGTGTTCCAATTAGTCGTGAAATAAGCAAATATGCTGTCTCTGACCGATGAATCTGTAATACTAAAAGTCGCCATTAGGCACCTACCAGCAATTTATATAACAAATTGTTACCACTTGGAGAAACTTCTTTAATGTCATAAATCTTATTTTTAAGAGATTGTTCGTAATTGGTACCATTTAATATGAAACCCGCAACACTTGCGTTAAATTTATTTGTGTAAGTGGTCTTACCCAGTATAGTAACTGCCCCTGATGTGTTCATTATTATACTATTTGAATCTTTGGAATTTTTGCTTATAAATATTATAGCCTTATCAGCATTATTTTGATCAAGCGTAAGAGTTATATCGCCTGCTGTACTATCAATATTATAGACACCGCTAGTGCTTATTGTCGTATTGGTATTTATATTAGAAGGCGGCAAAGTCACAATAGACTGTAGCACTTGGTCAAATGTAAATATCAAATCATCTGGATTTACTGTCACTAGTTTATCGCCAGCTATTATAAATTCTCTATTTACGTTTTTCATTCTAGCGTCATTTAAATTCAACAAGTTTTCATCTACTGTTTTGCTAACTGTTTTTAAAGTCACACCTGTAAAGTTTTTTATATTTCCTTCCCAGGGTTTTGATGCTGATATTAATGAATTTTCTTGTGATAATATCGCTACGTATTGACCGAATTGGTCTATGAGTGTGTTGGCAGTTTTTAAAATGCTTGTTTCAAAGACTGTTGCCATTAGTAATATCCTTTAAAAGTATTACCACGCAAAAACTCCTTTAACCAAAAATCAGCTTTAGGAAAAGAGAACTTTATAACTTGTCCTCTATCTGTATCGTACTCTAATGATTCTGATAATACATCGGCTTTTCTAGACTCCTTTTTCAATAAAGAAGTTACTGAAGGCACTTGGTTAATAGTAAAGTCAGTCGTCAAAGATATTAACGCGTATTCGGCCTGTGCGTTTTTAATATTCGTTTCTACGTCTGATAGTTCGGTTCCTCTTTGACTATATACCCCTAATCTCGGAAATGTGGTATTTTGTGCGTCAGTTTTTTGGTAACCTTGAAAATTAAATGCAGTATCAATATATTGCCAAGCTTTTATCAGAGCTATTTCTTTGTTTTGGGTGCTCAGAGCTGTCCATGTAGATTCGCCTCTTAATGAAAAATAGTCATCTACAAATGTTGTATCAGCATAGCTATTAGCGTTTGTAATTGTCCCAGCGTTATTCTGTACTATAATAGCCATTACTTACCTCTTATACAGCTGTGGAGGCTGCTGCCAATGATGATCTGGTAATAGAATCTAATTCCACGTCTATGTCACTTCCAGCATCTCCTACCATTGAAGTAGCAACTTGATAACCCTGCCCTGTTCCCAACGGTGTGGGCAAACTCGCAGAATCTGCGATAGTTTCAAATATAACAACAAATGATCCAGCGTCAGCTTCTTCAGATAAATAATGCTCATTTGATATTGAAAAACCAGATAAAGCGTTGTATAACCTTAACCTTATCAGATTTTTTTTACCTGTTGCGTTTTTATTATAATTAAATATTAATCTCCATAAATGCACTTGCCCTAACATTTTATTTTCTAAAAATGTGCTATTAGCATCATCCCATACACTAGTCTCGTCTGCCACAGTGTCCATCGGCGGAAAAGTTGTTGTTGGTGACACTGCTAAAGTTAATGGCGTAGCATAGTTAATTACTTGTTCCACAGACGATGCCCCAGTGTGGTTATGAGAAGGTTTAACTCCGTTGCCATCAATTACTTTAACTTGCCCTACCATTCTGTGAACCAAAATTATCAAGTCTTTAAGTTCCATCTTTTTAGACTTACCTGATGCACCTTCGGACACATCGCTTACGTCTTGAACAAAACCTAAATCTAACCTATCCAATGCGGTTAGTTGTTCACGTGTTGATATATTAGCCATTAGTTTTGCCTTTTATAATTAAACTACACCGCAGCGATAACACATAAAAGTAATGCTATATTTTCAGGTCTGGTTTCTGAGTCAGTGGAAGTTATTGTTGGATTACCACTCATTGTATGTGAGTGTGCGCCGTCGGCAATGTCAGGCTTTTGCCGGTTGTCTTGCGAATCTCCCCATGCGAGGTTTTGATTATTTTGATCATCATGGTCAGGGTCTTGTGCAGTGTGTTGGTGAGTTCCCCCTGTATCTACAGCAAGAGTTCCTTTTGATGTGCTTAAACCATTTACCGAAGTTGCATCTGGTTGATTGACTCCCAATGCAGCAGCTGAACCACCTGTAGACCTGATAAACCTACCCGACCAATCTGGCAATACAATATTTGCACCAGACACCCAAGAAGCCCATTTGGTTGCGAGTAGTGGATAAGTAGCAACCCCACCTACAATCGTTTGGCCATTCATTGCAAATGTGTTATTGACAGGTTCTTCAGTAGCAGCATAAAGGAATGTTCCAACCATGAATGATAATGAAGGGTTGCTGGATTCTATATCATCTACCATAGCAACTGTAATAGCAGCATCAGGTGTAGCCGTATTAATAAGTAAAGCATCTCCCTGCGCTACTGCAATAGTTCCATCAGATAAAGTTAAAATGCCACCTGCTGCTGCAACAAACATATCTCCCACTAAGTATGCGGAGTTAGCATCAGCGTAGGCGTTACCAGTAGTGTTTGTTGTCATATCGGCCGGTATTGGCATAACACCTCTGTAGGTCACACCCCCTGCAATTTGATTAGCAACATAAGCAACAACGGATTGTTGTGTCGGTATTCTCTCATCCGAATCGCTAACCATCAAATCCTCATTTACAACGGCAGTAGCATCTAATAACTTGCCAACAGTTTGCGCAACTATATCAGTACCTGTGGCAATATCTGATGAACTTAAGCCTTGCTGTTGTCCAGAAAATACACTCATATCATTTTATCCTAAGCAGTTATATTGCCGATTAGCAAACAAGTAGGGGATATGCTTTTAAACCAACTAGTAAACCCTGCTTCTTCTTTTAAAGTTAACATGTCATCAACTTTTGAATTTGAATTTGAATCTGCAACAAAACCTCTTATCCCCAGTAGAGTTGGGTTTGTAACAATATCATTTATATCCACGACTGTATCGACTACTTGCACTACTTCTATGATGCCCTGTTTGATCTGCAAACCATAAGTGTTGCTAGTGACTATATTTGTAGACTTAACCCAAAGACTATCATTAAATGATTCATTAAATGTTGCAGCCATGGCAATTCCTTGAAATTTTAAAGTCTATATTTTATCTATAGACTTTTGTTTACTTTTTGATTCTAACTTCTTTTTAGCCTTTGGTTTATCCAATGACCACCCCGAGGCTAATAAACTAGCCTTTGTGGAATCATCAGATAAACAAATTTTGTCAGCTTTGTATAGTTTTTGCATGAGTCACCTTATGACAATTTTTGTACAACTTTAACACCAAGTCTGCCATCTAGCATTTTATAACCTGGAATCGTGTTCATTGTCCAAAGTGTATTAAGATTCCCGGAGTCGCCACGGATAGTATTTGTTACACCAAATCCGTCGTCACTAAAGCTTGTTGAATCAAAGTTTTCACCTTGAACGACCGGCGGAATAGAAGCGTACGCGATACAATCTCTTACACCAAAAAAGCCAACAGTCTTGTAGGTGATAGATACTCCACCTGCAACACCATAATTTGTGATTGCAGCGTCGTCAACAATTGTTTCTCTAAGTGGCTCTTTAATTGTCACAACCCCAGCATTAGCTACTGCTGTAACATCTGCTGCAACAATAACATTACCGTAACCCGCGATAGTAAGTGTGTCCCCTGTGAGAAATGTTCCAACAGCCTGATCGCCTGTATCAAAAGCAATGGAAGTAGTGCCAGCTGGATAACCACCTACATTATTTACAACGGCTGTTCCCATTATTCCGGTCGTATGAATATCTTCTGGAAAATGCTGATCCATAAACACATCGAATGTTGCCAAACGGCCAACAATACCATTGCGTAATGCATCTGAGTTTCCAGATTCATTTACTTTAGTTAAAAGATCAAGCATAGAACCATACAAGTCAGGGGTAACAATTCCAAATCTACCCGACATTGGCACTTTCTTTTTATTTAACACAGTGGAAATCGCATTAAAATCAGATAGTGTTGATGGCAATGCTAAAGACGCTGTGGTGGGATACGCCGATGGCACGTCATCAACTTTTGCTAAAATATTAGCATCCAACTTTTCAGCGAAACCAATGGCCACCGGTGAAACGATTCTAGACACTTGATTATCCATAAATGATCTGATTCTATCAGCCGACATAATTTCACCACCGTCAACTGATAGTGTTAAATCGTAAGGATCAATAGTTATTGTAGTCTCTAATTCTTTTTCAAGTATAAATGAGTCGACAGTTTCATCAATATCTTGAATATTTACATTAGCGCCCAATGTGCGTTCGGTAGGAGTTAGAACAGGTCTACGATTAACTTTTACGGTATTACCCGTTTTAGGATTTTTACCAAAATTTTGTTCAATATCGTTATTAAATAAATTACCCGCTACAATTTGCCCTTTTAGAATATCTTGGGATTTTGCTGCTACTAATTGAGAAACGGTAAATGCATTAGCCATTTTTGTTGTCCTTATTGTCTGTTATTTATTAAAAGTAAATTTATAATAAATGTAGGCACAGCCCGTAAGTGTCACAAACACAACATTTAAACTATTGTTTTTAATTATTACACAAATATGCCAATATGTAAATATTTTATCTTTTTAAAATATTTTTAAGCTGATTTACTGGGTCTGATCCCGGTGTCACTGATCCAGCGGAGTAACTTGAAAAAGATGACCCCGTGCCTGCGCCATAAGAACTTGGCTTTTCCCAATGCTTAAACGTTTTCCTCTTATCATTAATATAATCTTCTATATTCATGTCGTTGTAATCAGAGGTTTGCATAGAGTTGCCTTGAGCGTCTTTAAATGTGATATTGTCATCATCGTCAAAAACACAATCGTTCATAACTCTTAAGGCGATATCAAACCCAGCGGTGTCTTGTAAATTTAATTTTTTACATAAGGCATTGACCTGATTTTCAATTTTAGATTGTCTCGATACTGTTCTTAAACCGTTGTATTTTTCACTAAGAACTTCATTCTCTCTAATTCTGTTTTGTAATTCTGTCTCATATTTGTGCTCTAGTTTCTTAGTAACACTTTCCATATATTCTTTAACATTGCCTTCTTCTAAAAATTTCTTTTGGTTTTCATTTTCAGCTGATGACTTTAGTTCTTGTAATTTTTTAATGCCTTCAATACCGCCTATTTGTGCAAGTTGCTCTTCCAAACCTATAAGTTTTGCTTGAATTGACTTTTTTTCGCCAACTAATTCGAAATTTTTGTCACTCATGGCTTTTTTTTCATTTAGAAAACTTTCTTTTTCTTTTTCCCAATTACTTGTATCATTTTCTGGGATTTGTGCGCCTTCAATTTCCATAGTTATTCCTCCTATGATTCTGTTGATTTGAATATGTCGCCATATCTTCTTTGTAATTCATCCAATGTTATTAATTCGTTATTAGCATAGAACTTATCTACTGTTAGCTTTCCTGATCTTAATAGTTCTGTTCTTTTAACGCCTAACGCTTGCTCTTGTATTACTTTAGGTTGCGTAGTTATCCAATCAAAATAGTCGTTGACTCTCGGCATGGCACCTAAGTCTTTTTTTGCGAACCCTTGTAAGGTTTTATAAAATATAGTTATGTGGCTTCTACAATTTGGATGCAAAGGCGGATTAGGCATATCTACATATTTAGCCACTAGGCCACTATAAGAACTACATATGGCCGAAGTCCTACTGTCTAATACTGCTACAAACTGACCCCATATAACTTTTGCTATATTTGCTTTTACGATACTTGCCACTGTTGCTGTTTGTGCTGCTATAACCAGCGTACTTATAGTGCTAGAAAGTTGATTAAAGCTCGTGTTGATCACTCCATCTTTATTTCTATTCTGCTTTGTACCAAATATACTCTTCATTATCTGAGCATCTGTTAAATTTTGGCTTAACCCGAACTTTAATTGCTTTGATATTCTATCTATATCAGAATTTTCTAAGTCTATAAAATGATCTTCATATTTTGACCCTACAATCATAGATAATAGGAATAAAGTCCATATGCTATCATTTGAAGCTTTGTCATAATCTACCTTTCCACCATCTGACATAATACTTTCTTCAATTAAATTTTCTCTTTTAATAAAACCTTTTAGCATTTTATTAGTTTCTAACTTAGCGTTACCATACTGATCGCTTCTTATCTTTTTAAGCTTTATTATCAAACTATCTATCTTGTTTACTTGTGACTTTATTGTAAACAGTCTTGAACTATCACCGTCATAGTTAGATAAAAATAATAAGACTTCTTTTTTAATTTTAGATAAATCGCCATTAAGTTTATTTGATATTAGTGAGGCTTGCGATCTAGAGAAGTTTATAACATTTTGTTGATGGGCTATTGTTCTGTCTAAAATGCGCTCGTTAATAGTTGCCATATAAAGATTTACTCGTTATCTTTTTGTGCTGATGGGATTTCAGTTTTTCCTAACTCGTCATCTATTTCCATTAGCTCTTCTTCATATGATAACTCAGTTACTCCTAACTCAGCAGCTCTTCCATGAATAGATTTTTTAGAAACAATGCCTGTCATATTTAAAGTTGATGCTTTAACTAGGTCATCTATATCACCAATTTTAGCACTGAACTCACTAAACCCTTCGAACTTAACTTTATCTACATTTCCACCTAGCATGTTTTCAGTATCTTTTATTATAAGTTGATATTGAGACGAAGTTTCTACAACAGAAGACTTTAGACTAATATCGGCCGTCAATTGTCTTTGCTTTAAGCCTCTCCTGATTGAGGTTGTGTGCCAGCTTCGAATAATTTTCCAGCGTATGCCTGGGCTACTTCTATGTCTCTTTCTATTCTATTTTCTAGAGCTTCAACTCCTGAAACCATTTCAGCAAAATATACTTTGGCATTTTGACTTTGTAACGCAATAAAGTTAGTTGCACCTAATGCTATGTTTTCTGATTCACTTTGGTTTATACCAGTCATTATCAGTGTTGGGTCGCCTTTAGTGACCAAAGCTTTTTGTAAAATAGCGTAGTTCCTATATATATGGCGGCATAGTTCGGCTATAGGGGCAAGAGGCGAGTTGCGGATTACGTCATTAAGTTTATATGGCGATAATATATAAAATGGCATTTTATCAAAAGCTTTACCGTTATACTTAGGGGTTATTATTTCACCTAAATTCCCCTCATGGTCTCTTACCTGTTGAGTGTAAATACCTTCATCAAACCTTAATACTAACTCAAATTGTTTCGCTTCAAATGTAGAACTTTCTTCATTAAATATTCTTTTGGTATGTTCTATTACAGCGTAATCAACATTACCATTATGATCATAATTCCAATCTATAATATCTTCTGCTTTGTATAGTTTATGAGATAGGCCTAACTCACTGCCATCCACTTCTATTAATAGACCTACCCTACCTATAGATAAATTCTCCCTTAGTACATTTACATATAAGTTTCCAAGATATTCTTCATTGCTTTTTAGTTTATCCAACTCTATTAGGTTATCTCCGCCTGTTGCTAAACCAATCATAGCCCTTAGACCTTGATTGGTTAAATCTGGAAAAGTCGTTAGCATTAAAAAGTTTTGATAATAAGTTCGGTATTGACTAGATCCTTTTTCCACGTTAGCAGGGTATGGTAAATACAACTCACCTTTAGATTTTATAAAGGTGTTTCCTCTCAAAGCATCTCGGATAAAATCCCATTCTTTTCTATATATAGAATAGTCAATATCTACTTTTCTAGAATAATCTGACATATGCGAATCTCAAATTGAAAACGTTACTATTTATAATAAACTAATACTATATCACATTTCGTGACTTTTTGTATACTTTTAAAATTCGAATATGTTTATTTTATTAATTATTTTTATTATAACTTTATTATTGCATAATCTATGAATGGTTACAAACTGTACAATAATTTGATGATTTTAAGCAAGATTAACCACTATACATTTAATTGAACTTTAAAGCACACCAGTAAGATTTTAGTATAGCTGTGAGGTGTTTTACCATTTAATTAGTTTAAACTCAAGGAAGGTACTTTAAAATGCGAATAAAATAGAAATATCAATCAATTTAAAAGTTATATAGTTTTCATTGGCTTTTTGCTACTTTGGCTTTTGTTGTAAAATTCAAGTCAAAAGTCTATTGAAATTTTAATTTAAAACTGATCGATTTTAGTTTTTTATTTCTCAATTCCCATTTCAGTAAAACTCAAAATAGCCAAAATGTAAAAATGATGGGTTTGATGGGTACGTACGTATAGAGCGTAAAATTACTATAACTTTCTTAACTAAAATATAAATATAATTTTATATTACTATATTTATTAACATTTTAACATTTAGTTCTGTACTCTATACACCGTATACGTTTCGGAGATGTTGACCTCAAAACATTCACAAACATATAGGCCAATATGCTAAAAAAGGTAACAAATAATAAAAGTAACCAAGATGTACCTTATTAATATTATTAACCAAAGTGTAATTTACTTTTTTTTACACTTTTCGTATGAGGGCTATGTTAGCCTCATGTAAGAAGATGTTTACGGTTTTAACTTGGATATGAGGGTGTGTTATCTTACAAAATCACAAGTAAATCTTCGTGTTTTAACTCTATATTTACACCTTTATTCTGAGATATATTTTTATGATTATGCGTGACAATATTAAAATCAAAGCTAAAGTAAAACCAATTTAGAAACTTGCAAAATATGATTTTAAATTAAAACTATAAAATAATAATATTGCAATAATAATTACATTATTAGATCAAAAACAAACTTTATAAAAAGTATTTACTTTAATTTGTAAGTGTGTATAATGGGTATTATCAATTTCACTATGAAAATGCAAAAGATGCTTTACTATCAGCATTGGAATTTTACATCGAAAGACATGTTATAATTCTAATATCTATAGTTAGATACTTTCAAATTAGTAGGGATTTATATCAATGGGAAAACTAACAAAAGAAGAAACTGAATACTTTTTATATATCACAGATAGATGTAGAGCAGCAAACTTACTTTGCGATTGCTTTAGCAGTTACCAAAGGGTATCTAAATTTACGCCTACAATGGCTAGGGAGAATAAATGCGAAGCAGTTATAAACTATAGTATACGAAAGAAATATAAGCCGTTATGAACGGTCTAATATGTTCTAGGAATATTACTAACGAACAACAGCTAAAGTTTAATGATATTTTTTTAAACTTTTTAGAAATATTAGATGAATTATAAGGAATTAAACAATGAAAACTAAACCACTAAAAGAATATATGGAAAGTAGATTTTCTAAGGAAGAAATAGATGAAATAAAACAGAAATCTAAAAAGCAGTTTGAAAAAATGCAATCTATCAGAGAAGAACAATATAGCTATATACTTGACTTGATGCAAGATATGGGGAAAGGTATTAATGTTATTATAAAAACTATAGAAACTGAAGACGAATACGAATTAATGGCTGTGAGATTGGATGTTGTATTAGATATTGAAATAAAAAATCCTAGCTGCGAACTAAGCATAATAAAACTATGCTTAGCTAATCTAATATCGGACTATGACAAGAATCATATTGAACCTTTGTTTAAATAGTAAAAAAAATATTAAGTGTAATACGCTTTATCAGTTTATGTATTGCCAATAGCCATGTGTTGTTTCTTATCTTATAATAAGAGCGGTAGCTATATGGCAATGCGTAAGCTAATATGCTACTAGCGATAATGATAACCGCTAATAACCCTTGTACCATCATCTAACCCATGCCAAATTAAATACCTAACTGCATCTAGGACATGATCTATGCCTGAACTTTTGTCAGGTTCACCTTTATCTGTATAAGTCTGTTGTTCAATAGCGCTTATAGTTTTATGACAGTTTTTAGTTATTCTTATTTTTCCAGTTTCAGATTTAAACTCTAAATTTATCTTATTTACCGTGTCACTAATAAACGGGTTACCTGACTCATCATACAATACGCCCCTAAATCCTGCATCCATCAACAAATCTATATTAGAAGTTCTTGACCCTGTATACCTATTACGGCCAGAAGCATCAGGGTATATCCTAGCGTATCTAAGTTCACCTATTCTATTCCTAATTTCTTGTATCAAAGCAAAAGTATCATAGGCATCAACTATTTCATCAAATATTATAAGGTTGCCATCATCGTCTTTAACGGCTAAAACACAAGCCATGTGCTGGATATTAAAGTCACACCCTATATAGATCATGGTATTAGGTTCTATAGTTATGGGTTCTATGACGTGTTTATCTCTATTAAAATACTTATATACTGACCCGGACTGCATATTAACAAACTCGCCATCGATATACGCTTTTTTCATTTCAGGAGTAAGGTGATCTAGCTTTTTAACAAAATCATCTACGTCGATACTTAGATTAGAATGTATAGACGCTTTTATTAACTTACGCTCTGGGTATTTGTTGCCAATAACTGTTTTGTCAAAGTGCTTGTACAAGAACTTAAAGCCTTCAGGCGTACTAGAAAATGCCACACGGCACATATCCTTAAAGTATTTTACATCCTTATTGGCTATTCTCAATCTTCCTGGTATTTGATTAAAGGCCTCAGTAGTAACCTTTTCGGCTATGCGGTCGCATTCGTCTATATGAATTGATACGTTATTAGCTGCTGTTATTTTAGATGCATCAGTTAAAGAACCAAAGCGAATAGACCCAAAGCCGTCTATGGTTAATACTTTTGGATTTCCTATAAATGTGCAATTCCTACCTGTCTCTAATCCATAGCTTGGCAGTATCTCAAACAAAGTGGGGTAAGCAGCTGATTCTAAAAGCGAATGACTGGGTTCTAAAAATACAACACTATATTTTGATAAAGGGACTCTTAACCTGTTTTGTATAGCTAAATGTAAATTGCCAAAAGTTTTACCTGACCCCCAACCACCCGCAAAGGCTGTTATTAGATGGGTGCTTGTAACAAAGTCTAATTGTGGCTTACTAAATAATAGTTCTGTTTGCATATTGGTTCTTGTGTCTCTATTTGCGTCTCTATTTGCGCCTCTATTTGCGATTCTATTTGCGATTCTATTTCAATTATGAACTGGCCTTTTGAGCTATGTTATAAAAATCAAAGCAACACGCCTTAGAATCTTCTAATTCATTAAAGTCTATTATATAACCCACATTAAATTTAGTTATGATAGCATCCAATTTGTATTTCATTTATAGTTAGCACTCTATGACGTATCTACAAATATTATATCACTATATGCAAATTTAATATAATGTAAAATAAACTTTATAAAAAGTATTTACTTTATTTTATAATAAGGTATAATAGATATATCAACTAAATAACA